TGGTGCGGATCACCTTCGCACCAATGGCATATGTGGTCCCAGACGCCCAGGCGGGGTAGTCGTTTTCCGCAACGGAGGAACTGAGCATCATCAGGTCGGTGATGATGTGTGGCTTGATGACCTTCATTAGAGTTCCTTCGTGAGCATGGCGTTGCCGCCGTCTGTAACCCGGTCTACGACTCTTCCAAGCTTGCTTGCGCTGACGGCGCTGGATTGGGTGTTGGCCTTGATGCTTTCCAGCTCGGAACGCAGCGCACGTAGCTCGGCCAGGACAGCGCCGTTGTCGCCACCGCCCTGCAGCATCTCGGAAGTCTGAGGGGCAACGCGAACCCCGCTCGGCTCAACGATGTCCAGCACAGGGCCTCCCAAGGCGAACGCCGGGAGACTGAGGCCGTTCATCTGGTCCAGCAGGCCCGTGCCGTAAGTGCGGACTGCATCAGCATTTACGATGTATTCGCCTGCCGACAGCCTCGCCAGGATGCTGTCGCTGGTGCCGGTGCCGGGTCCGGAAATCAACCCACCTGTAGCGAAGCCTGGAATCTTGATCGACTCCCCATTCTGCCTTCCGACCTTGACCAGCTCAGCGATCAGTTGGTCATAGCTCAGCGTCCCGTTCTGCAGAGCATCGGTCCAGAATCTCAGGCCTCCCTCGTCCGCGTCTCGGCCAAAGGCCGCCTGGTAAGCGGTGTGCACCAGGCTCGCGTTATTTTCCCAGGTGTTGCCGGAGGCACTGCCCGCGCCAGTCCTTGGCAATCCGCCCAAGGCCGCCACAACTGCTGCATTCATGCGATTCACAGCGTCCGCGACCGACAGCACGGATGTATCCACGCCGTTGAGCGCATCAAGCTGCGCCTGCCCGATTGCCAGCTGTGTTTCATACTGGGCCATCTGGGCATCGTAGGCCTTCTTCGCCTGGTCGAGCTGATCCTGCAAAGCCTTCGCCGACTTCTCGGCATTCGTCAGTTGTTTGCCGTTGAGCGCTTCCAACTGGCTGACAACGTTCGCGGTGCGGCCCTGATCGCGATTGAAGTCCTCAAGCGACGAATACAGGTCGGTGCTGGTGCTGCTGACAGTATCCAGTGCATCGCTCAAGCCGCTGAAACCAGCCAACGAGCCTCCGGCCTGGGCAATCGCCAAAGCCGAACGCAACGTGGCCTGAGCCTGGCTGCGCAGCATCTTTACCGCATCGTCCGAGTTGCCGCGCAACGCTTTCAGCGCCGTGCCGAGGTCATTGCTGACGCCGGTCAAATCGGTGATGTTGGTGTTAACCGTGCTGAGCATGTCGTTCAGCGAGGCGGTGCGAGCGTTGTGCGCGTCGGTTGTCGCTTTCTGCTGGGCGCTGACTGCACGTTGCAACGCGCTGTACCCGTCTGCAGCCCCTTTCATCAGGGCGTCAGCAATCTTCTTCGCGGCATCGGTAGCTGCTTGGCTGGCAGCCTCAGCCGCTTCTTCGGCCGCCTGTTGCGCTGCCTTAGCCTTTTGGTCAAGCGTCGAGTAATACGAGTCGGCGTTTTGGGCCAGGCCTACCAATGTGGCGAACATCGCCTGTCCTGCAGCCGTCGTGACGTCAATGTCTTCAACCATGGCCCGGTAGGCAGATCGCGTGTCGGGCAGCTGCAGGCCGAACCCGGCGAATGCGTTCTTCAGGCTCTTGGTCAGATCGGCAAACTGCTCGTCGGCGGTAAAGAACGCCTGGTAGTAGGTGCTGACCGACTTGTTCAGCGCATCAACCTTGTCCTTGGCTGTGGCCGTGGTGGTATCCAGCTTGGCCATCGCAGCGACCATATCGAGGATCGCATCCGAAGCCATCAAGCCGGTGTTATCAAGCTTCAGGCCGTTGACGTTGATCAGCGCCAGCGCATCGTTCACGCCATTAAAACGTGTGAAAACCCCTTCAATAGCCTTGATGACTTCATCAGCGGTGGTGTCCCAGCTATCGGCGAAATCTGTGAACTGGGCCTTGAAGTAGTCCGGCAACGACTTCGAACTGACAATGGCCTTGGCAAGGAAGGTGCCCAGGACGTCGTCATAGTTGTGCTGCAGCGCTGCGGCAGCATCAGCAGCATTGAACTGCTGATGGATGTCCAGGCCCACGCCCGTGCCGTCATCCAGCGTTGCGCCGAACGTGGTCGAGTACTTCCCAGAGGTCTTGCGGACCTGCATCAGGTCGTACGCATACACATCCGCGCCATTGCCGAGGACGTCATAGAGCATGCCCAGGGTGCTGGTGAACTTCGCGACGATACCGTCGACCTGCGCATCCATTGCGCTGCCGTATTTAGGCGCTTTTGTCTGCCAGCCCATGACAGGGCCGTTGCTGACATACTGGCCGTTGATGTAATTACCCGAAGATGAGGTGCTGAGGTCTGCATACTTCTCTCCGCTTCCACCGAAGAGCTTGCCGGAGACGAACGAGCCCAGTACCGAGCCGATGGCAGCGCCTGCCGCGGTGCCGATTGGACCTACCAACGATCCCAAGTACGCGCCACCCGCGGCGAAGCCAGCCGTAGTTGCCCCACCCTTCACGCCATAGTTCTGGAACGAACTGATGACCGAGTAGGCGGCACCGATGTAGCTGACAGCGGTGCTCAGCGACGCCAGGGTGGACGAAGCATTTGCCGAAGCTACCCAGCTCTGCATGGCTGCGCCGGTGTAGCCAGCCTGAGTTCCGCCAGCGGCCAAACTTGCGGCAGCGCTGCTGGCAGTCGCAGACCCGGCAGTGAATGCGCCAGTAATCGCGGAGCTGATGTAGCTGGCACCGTTGCCAAACGCACCCTGGATGCCGTTCAGGATTCCGTCGCTGCCGTTCCAGCCCGCCATGACGGCCTGGCCGAATTTGCTGCCAGCAACAGACATGACAGAGCTTGCGTTGCTCAGCAGAGAGCTGATTCCACCCCCGCCGCCAGCACCCAGATCTCCAAAGAAACCGGAAGACTGAGCAGCGGCGCCACCAATCCCGAGCGCACTCGCAAACTGCACGATGATCGGCTTGGTGATCGCCATATGCAGCATTTCGGCAAGGAACTGGCGGAAGCTGTCTTTGAGCGAGTCCATGAAATTCCCGGACTTGCTGAGGACAGATTTCCACATGTCTGCAAAGGCGTCATCGATCCGATCAACTGCACCCTCGGTGAACTGACCCCAAGCGGTTGCCGCGCGCTGATTTTGTTCGTATTCGACGCCAAGACGGCCCAGCGCGTCCCGGTACGCGTCTGCTTTTTCCGGATAAAGCTCGATCGCTTTATTGAGCGCTTCCTGCTCCTGGGTGTAATCGCGCAGTAGCTTGGTCTGTGGATACAGGCGGTCGACGATACTGTTAGCCGCGCCGGCCTGTTCCAACGCTTTGTTATGGTCCAGCTGCGCCTTGGTTGCTTCGAGCAGCTGGTCATACTCTTTGCTGCCGTACTCGATATTTTTTCCAACGAGCGCGACCTGCATGGCTTTCTGCACGTTGAACGCTTCGAGCGCGTCAGCCCCGCGCAAGGTCGCGGTTGCCTGTGCCAGAGTTTGCGTGGCCTCAATTCGAAGATCTGCGATGTTCCTGGCGACGTCTCGGCGATCCTCCGCAGCCATCTGACTGCGGATCGACTCTGTGACCTTGTCGCGCGCATCAGCACCAGTCTTGAGAAGTTCTTCCTCAACCTTCTGCTGAAGGGTGATCTCGCGAATGCTCCCGATCCCAGCCAAATAAGAATCAGCCAAATCATTGGCGGACTTGGTCGAGATCGCCGACTTCGCGGTTAGATCTTCGAGTGCCTTCTGCTGGTTTTTGAGCTCAGTAGCCGCCTCTCTCGCCGCTGCGTTGCCGAGTTTCGTTTCATCCTTTGCTGCCTTGGTTGCAGCTTTGTTAGCCTCGATCGCATTGGCAGTCGAAAGAATCGCAACGCGGTCAGCTTCAGACAGATCCGCGTGCTCTGCTATGTAGCGGTTCGCCTCCTTGATTGCGTTACCGCCGTCCTGCAGGCCGGCAAGCTGCTTCTGAATGGTGCTGAGGTACTTCTCGCCCTCGGTTGTAAAGCCTGCCTTTGCCTGATTATTGGCCTGGGTAGCCGTCGTGTTTTGGTTAAGCGCGCCTGTCAACTCGCTGAGACGCGCCGTAACTTGCGCGGCGATGGAAGCGTTATCGCTCAGCAGCCCGGCTTTTGTTTCCCACTGACGTAGCTGCTCAGGGGAAATCTGACCATTGGCGGCGGCTTCACGCAGGATTGGGCTAAGAGATTGGCCAGCCGCGCGTGCGGCATCCATTTTTGCGACCAAAGCCTCAAACGACCGGAGTTGCTCTGCCATTTTGGCAGGATCAACCATCTCAGGATTAACCGGCTCGACCAGTGCGCTTTGAACCGATTCTTTCAGATCTTTATAAGCGTTCTCCACTGCCAGGGCTGCGCCGAGCTGCTTGTCCTTCCAAGTGTTGATTTGGGCGCGCTGCTGATCCTCGTTGAGCTTGTTAAACTCGGTACGGACCTGGTCGACGGACTTGCCAAGGTCGCCCAAATCACCCATCAGGGTCTTTGACTTGTCGCTGAAATCGACGAAGGACAGCGCGACGGCGCCAGCCATGAAAGCCAGCCCAACCGGACCGCCAAGCAGCCCCAAAAGGCCCGCCGCTCCTGTCTTCAAACCGCCCCAAGCTCGCCCTGCAATAGATGCGGCTGCAGCTGCCTTTTCAGAGGCCACAGTTGCGGCATTTACCGCCAGCGTTGTTTCAGCAAGGGCGGCCTTAGAAGCCGTGACGCGAGCATTTGCCGCTTGGATTTCCGCAGATGTGGCAACGGTAGTTGCGGCCAACTTTTGTTCCGCAGCGGCAAGCTTGTTGGTTACGAGTGTCTGGGCATCCAGCAGCCCACTAAGCCGCGCACTCGATGCGAGTCTTCCTTGCTCGCTGATTTGTGCCCCCAGGCGCTGACGCTCCAACGCCACCTCAGCTGCAAGCGTCGCTTGCGCGGCCTGGATGTTTCCGACTTCGGATAATTGCCGGGCACGGTCCGAAGAGACCTTCCCTTGGGCAGCCCGCAGTTCCAACGCTTGGCGCTCCACGATGGCCCGAGCGTCAATCTGCTTGGATTGCGCCGACCAAAGATCCTGCTGGGCCGTTTTTGCAGCAGCGGCAAGAGCTTTCTGATTGGCGAGCACCGCGGCGCCGGAAGCGGCTGTCCATTGCGCAAAACCTGCTGCAACTTTCCCGAGGGCAGCGTAGAGAACCGCATCCAGCACTGTGGACAACGTCTCGGCGTGTTTGGAGACCACCGCTACGGCCTCTGGAACCTTGATCTGATCCAGTGCTCGGGATGCTTGGTTAATTGCACCTGCGAGGGAAACGCTGGTACCGGACAGTTTATCTGCCTCGCCAATGATGCGGGTAAAAGAGGTTTGTATGCGCGTCAGAGCAGTGCCGATCGTGCTTTGCATCTGATTGAACAGCGCGTCTACAGCTCCCGCTTCAGCCTGCAAGGCTGCCACTACAGCGGCGGCAGTCAGCTTGCCGTCCGTGCCGAGTGAACGGAGCTCGCCCACGGTTTTCCCCATGCCTTTCGCTATCGCCTGGGCAAGCGCCGGAGCTTGCTCTAGCACCGAGTTCAGCTCTTCACCACGCAAAGTGCCAGACGCAAAGGATTGTCCAAGCTGCACCAACGCAGCATCGGCGGACGCGGCCGATGCACCACTGATGACCATTGTTTTCGAGATGGTTTCGACAATCCCAGCCACACCCTGGCCGCTCAGCTTCAATTCCTTCTGATTTGTAGCGATGCGCTGGTAGAGCTCCGCAGTTGCCCCGAGCGGCTGCCCGGATTTTTGCGCAATACTGAAAACCGCGTTTTGAGCGTCGGTGAATTCTTTGCTGCTAGACGTCACCAATTTGAGACGGTTTGCAACGGTTGTGTAGGCTTCAGCCTGATCAAAAATGGCGCTTATGCTTGCGCCACCCACGGCCAGCGCCAGTGCGCCTTTTAAAACCCCGGCCGCCGACTGCGCACTTTTCGCTGCACGATCAAATGCTGAGTCAACCTTGCCCAGCTGGGTGTCAATGCGCCCGGTCGCCTTCGTAACCGAGGCGTCAGCACGGTCCATCTCCTGACGGAGTTGTGCCGTAGTCGCCTCAAGCCGGATCAGCATCCCGCGAACTTCTTGCCCTGCCATGCATTTTCTCCGGACGCAAAAAAGCCGCCCAAACGGCGGCCATTAAAAAAGCCCGCACAAGGCGGGCTTTCATTTCAATCGTTGCTCTTTAACTCGACACGCTAACGAACTCGATTCATATCATCTAAATATTCTGGCTGGTTGTGACTAACGAACAGGCCGATTAGGTCGATACCCACATATCTTTTTCCAAGAACAGACGCCGAACCAAGCTCAAATCCATGTCCAGTATCCATAAACCAGCAAACAGCATTGTCTCTGCGGGCCACACCGGTCTTGTCAGTAAAGTCCACCCGAGCAAGAGCTTCTTTAACTTTGCTCATATCCGACATCAGGTTTTGCAGGCCCTGCTGCTGATCAGCATTAAGACTTCCACCATTTCGAAGGCCTAAAAACCGAACGAGGCTTTCCTTACTGGCCTCCTGTGGCTTGGCCGACACTGAGTTGAAAACTAGTGCTGAAGGGTCGATAACGGATGCTTTTACTACATCCTCACAGATCGCCCCCATTTTCTCCTCTACCGACTTACCACACCCCGCGACAAAAAATGGCAGACAACTCGCCACTAACGCTGTGCGCAACTTCCTCATGCATGACCCTCCCTTAGAAGGGAAGAAATCTACCATAAGAAATTTTTCGATAGCTCAACCACGCATCCCGCGGATCTTCGCTTTGAGACGCTGGCGTTTCTCCTCGGGGGTTTCTTCGGGCGGCGGCGTATCGGGGTCTTCTACCTTACGGAACGGGTTGGTCGCGCGAAGAAACTCGACTCGCGCCTCCCAAGCCATCAGGATTTGAGGAACTGGCGTCTCCCAGGCATCGCGCGGCGACCATTGGAGGCTGCCGGTAGCAATGCAGAAGATCTCATCCACATAGCTACCGTTGCTCGGGCGATTTACTTTTTTCCCTTGCTCGCGCCTTCTTCGGCGTCTTTCGCGAGCTCTTCTTCGGTCTTGGCCGCTGGATTCAGCAACGCCAGCAGGTATTGAATCAGCGGCGGAGTGACCTCGCCGATACCGGCTTGGTAAATCTCTTCCTCGAGCGCTTCAACCTCTTTCGGCTTCAGCGTCAGGCCAGCGCCAGCCGCAATGACGGCCACGGCCGCACCCAGGCTCAGTTTCTGGACTTCCTGCAAGGCAGGCGAGATACCGCCGAAACGGCGCTCGATATTCTTCACGGCCTTCAGGGTGAAGGCGAGGCTGTAGACTTCAGAGCCGATCGTTACATCAGTTGCGCCGTGGTCAGTCTTCGACATGGATCAATATTCCTAATGGTGGGAAAAATGCTGAGGCAAAC